ATAATGACTAAGTCACTTAAGATCTCTGGTAAAAAGCATTCTTTTAAGAAGAATAAAAAAGGCGAAGTCATTGTTGATCATGCCGGTAAAAATGACGCTAAGTGGGATAAAATTAATCTTACTAAGAAAGCTGGAGCTAAAACGGTAGCTCAGGGAGTAAAAGCGGCCAAAGATTGGCATAAAAAGAACCCACATAAGAAAGGCAAGTAATGGCTGAGAAAAAAGTTGTTGCTAAAGGTAAGGCCTATAAGGGTTCTAAACAAAATGGGGGACGTAAGATTGTAGTTGAGCACTACAAGGATTCTTCAGGAAAGTGGAGAACTACCTCACGTAATGCTGCAAGACACGAATATGAGAAGAAAAACGGAAAGCTCCCTAAGGGAACTGATGTGGATCATATAGATAACAATAAGGATAATGACTCTGCAGGTAACCTGCGAGCGCTATCCCACGGTAAGAATGTTGGCAAAGAGAACAAGCGTCGTGCTGGAAAGAAGAAAAAGAAATGATTCCACAGCCACCACAGATACCAGATGACTGGAAACCTGGAAGGGACTGGAGCAGCGAGATAAAAGAAGCTGGAAAAGCTATGGCTGCTAGTCGAAAAAGTATTGGTAAGAAATATCAAGAAAAGAACCTAGAAGCAGAAGAAGATTCTCGTGACTACTAAAACAAAAAAGAAGGCACATAAGAAGTCTCATACCACTGCTGCCTGGACCCGTTCTGAAGGAAAGAACCCAGAGGGTGGTTTAAATGCTAAGGGTCGCGCTTCCTATAACAGGGCCACAGGAGGCAATTTAAAGCCCCCTGTAAAGAAGGCTGAGGCTGCTAAGTCAAAGAAGTCTGCAGCTCGTAGAAAGTCCTTCTGTGCCCGTATGGAGGGTATGAAAAAACGCAATACGTCTAGCAAGACTGCTAGAGACCCAAATAGTAGAATTAACAAATCCCTTCGCGCATGGGATTGTTAAAACCTCTCTAGAGAATAGGAAATTTTAATGGCACGAGATAGCGGTTATCCACAAGTTACCGCCGGAAATATCGCCGTTGACTTCGTATGGGGAAACTTCCCTATGCAGCCAGACGATGATCGTACCGGAAACGGAAGCGCTACTGTTGTAGTAGCGGCAGATGCTGCTCAAAATAAGCAATGGAGCGGATACTCAGTTAAGTCAAGCCCAGCTCTTACTAAGACATCAATTGATGTAACACTTAGTGGCGGATTGACATCTTCAGTACCTAATAACCACAGTGTTGCAGTCAACAACTGGAATGGTTATCCAGACTACACACCAGAAGCACCTTATACAGACACAATTGATCAAGCAGCGGTTCCAAATGTTGTTGGATTAAGCGAGTCTGCAGCTAATACTGCACTTGTTGCAGCTGGCTTTGTTAAGGGCGCAGTTACAACAACTGCAGATGGTGCAACAGAACTAAACGACGGTCTTGTAAAGACACAGACTCCTGCAGCAGCATCAGTTAAGAATCTTGGTGATGCAGTAGCACTTGTCAAGTACGCTTACGTAGCTCCGTAATAGTTGTAAATACAAAAAGAGCCGATCATATGATCGGCTTTTTTTGTTTTATTATGTTAATGTTTGCACTAGATGAAACCACTGCGCCCATTCGCAGCACTAATTGGAATATCTAATAGAATTACTTTTGCCCTAGGAGCGGGCTTTATATATCTGCTTCTTGTGATAACGCCTACCTATGCGGAAGAAACTACTCCTTCCACAGAGTCTTCGACCTCAAGTTCTCCAGCTCCATCTCCAAGTCCAGAACCTTCTGCTTCAACTTCGGACCCTCAATCCTCCAGTACGACATATTCTGCTGAGGCAAGTCCATCCCCGACGCCAAGTTCTTCGTCAACTTCTGGTTCATCCGATCCAAGTCCAGCTCCTGCGCCTTCACCTTCGCCTTCGCCCACTTCAACTCCTCTTGCAACTTCTGAACCTTCTCCTGCTCCAAGCGAAAGTAGTTCTCCGTCCGCAGAACCCTCTCCATCGACTTCTCCGAGTACAACGAGTTCATCGTCTCCAGAACCCGCACCTTCTGCTTCAGCGGAGCCGTCCCCCATATCCAGCCCAGAACAATCCCCGTCATCAAGCAGTACAGTACAAACGCCCATTGCCACCAGTGTTGAAACACCTACGGTTACCTCCGTTCAATCAAAAATAGAGACAGCAACTGTAACATTAAACACAGCCATTGAAGCAGCAACTACAGAGCAAAAATCAGCGGCCGCAACTCCAGTTGTTGAAGCTCAGGTGGCGATTGTACAGGCAGAGTCTGCCACAGCCGTAGCCGTTATAGCTCAAGCCGCTGTAGATTCTCAGACGGTTGTAGTAGCTACCGCAACAAACAATTTGACTGCTGCTCAAACGGCTTTAGATGCCCTTAAAGATGCTCCTGAAAATACAAAAGTTTATACAACAGACGGGTATGTAGCACCAGTAGCGCCAGAAACAGCGACAGTTACTACAACCACTCTTCCGACTATGTACGATGCATCAACTAAAATTGAAACCCCGTTTGATATTAAGATGGGCGATATCCTGTATAACGGTCAGGGCCCAAACAGCCAGATTTACGTAACATCCAAAGCAACTATTACTTTTGGCACTGGAGACCACACTTGGTGGGATTTCCCTGGTGGACCAAGTATTTCGGTATTTGCCAGCGACTATATGAATGCTGGACCAGGAACTTCTACTGTAGTGACTACTACAGAAACAACTTTAGAGGTTGATTGGAATCTTAAAAAATTTGGTGATAACAACGCCCCTATAACTAATATTAATTGGAAAATGACAGTAAACCCAACAACTGGTGAATGGACGGGTATTGGAACTGTTGCTGGAAACACCACTAATCTTTGGTATCCGCAACGCACTGGAGTTAGAGAAACTGCGGGTCAACCTGTTCAACAAATGACTGGAGTTACTAGTGAGACAATTGCAGCGGCAGAAGCCGTAGTTGAAGATAAAACTGAAATAAAGACAGAAGCAGTTGCTACACTAAATACTCTTACTGAAACAGCTACAGCAACGGTTGCTACTGCAAATCAGTTGGCAAATGTTGCTGTTGAGAAGGTTGAGGTTGCAGTAACTGCGCTTTCAGCACCTGTAGTTTCGCCAGAGCCTCAACAGCCGTCGACACCGCCAGTCGAACCGACTCCTGTGCCTGCTCCCGTTCCAACTCCTCCTGCTCAAGAATCTTCTCAACCAACAGCTCCTCAGAACCCTGAGCCGTCCACTCCTCAACAACCTGTCGAGCCTTCGCAACCTCAGCAGCCCACAGAGCCTCAAACTCCTTCGGATCCATCTACTACTCCTTCTGATCCTGCTGACAATAACAATTCTGACAATAACACGTCCCCGGAGGAAGAGACTCCTGACGTTCCTCCAACTCCAGAAGACGGAGACGATACATCAACTCCTGAGTCTGAGGATCCTCAACCAACTCCCGAAGAGCCTTCTGAAAACGAATCCTCCGACGAAAGCGATGAAACATCTACTGAGTCACCCACAGAAGAGTCATCGAACCCCACAGAAGAGCCAACAGAGCCGGAAGATACCGAGCAAACAGACGAAGAAACTTCGGAGCCTTCGGACCCAACTGACGTAGTTGAGGAACCAGAATCACCACAGCAGTCACAAGAGACAGAGCAAGAAAATCAGTCCACAGAATCATCCCAGAATGATACACCAACCGAGGAAAAGATTACCGCCCTCTTAGAGCAGGCTGGATCTGCCCCAGTTAGTACAGAAGCTATAAAAGAAGCTGGACTAACCTATTCAGACCTTCCACCAGCAACTCCAGTTGAGGTTAGAACTGATGAAGATGGAAATGCTGTCATAATTACTGCAGAAGTTGCTGCAGCTTTAGTTCTTTTAGAAAATCCTGCAGAACTCCTTGGAGCAATATTCGAGAACCCAGCTCAAGCATTAACAGCGCTAGGAAACATAGGCGCAGATATGTCTGAAGAAGAACGACAAGAAGCTGAAAAAATAGTTGTAGCAGCGGTGATTGCCGGACAAGCGGCAGTAAACGCCGCAACTATGGCCGCTGCAGCCACAACCTCATCAACTACTGGAGGGTCTAGTGGTGGGGGAGGACCTTCAGGTGGAAGTTCAAAGGGCGGAGATAAAATACTAAGGAGACGAGGAAAATGGTAAAGCTACTAAAAGACATGGCAGATCAGCTATGGACTCTACTAGGCATGTTTATTGCTTGGGTTGTTCTAGACGGGTCAGCTAAGACTGTTGTAGGCTATGCAATTGTTGGAACATTTATTGCTTGGGCAGTAACTTACCCCTTGAGGAACCCAAAAGATGAAGAAGAATAGTAGACTAGTACTTCTAGTACTATCCTTATTGCTTTTATCTGGATGTGGATATGACGGACATTTTCGTTACCCATGTCAAGACCCAAGCAATTGGGAAAAAACAGAATGCAAACCCCCTGTTTGCACCGCTAGCGGCACCTGTCCAGCTGATCTAGGCGTTAAACAAGAAGGAACACCAAATGGCTAAAGAAAGACTAACACCACAAGAGCTAGATGCTAGATTAAAGTTTATTCTAGGAATCACCTTAGGTTCTATTTTATTTTTTACAGCTATAGGAATTCTCTATGGCCTTTTGTTCGTTACTCAACCTATTGGGGCACAGTCAGAAAATGACAAGATGTTCTTCAATGTTTTGGGTAGCGTAGCTACATTTATTACTGGAACTTTGGCTGGACTTCTTATTGGTCAGTCTGGTGCAAAAGACATTATGGCTGCACAACTAGCCAATAAAGAGATGGACTCAAAGAATACTCTTGCTGATAAAAAGCTTGAGGCAGAAATTGACGACGCTAAGGCTCGCAGACTTGCAAAGCCAGACGGAGCAGTTCCCCCAGCACATCCAATTGACGAAGATTGGGATAAAGACTAATGGCGGAACAAGGAACAGCAGCTAAGCTTATTGAAGTTGCTACAGCAGAAGTAGGTACAGTCGAAGGTCCAAAGGACAACGAGACTAAGTACGGTGCGTTTACTAAAGCTAACTTCTTGCCTTGGTGCGGAAGTTTTGTTATGTGGTGTGCCGATCAGGCTGGCGTAAAGGTACCAAATACTGTATCAACTCCAGCTGGCGCAGCAGCGTTTAAGAAGAAGAATGCTTGGATTGACGGTGATCTTGCAGATCCAGAGCCAGGTGATATTGCTTATTTTGATTTTCCATCAGATGGTGTAGATCGAATTTCCCATGTTGGAATTGTCATTAAGGACAATGAAGACGGCACTGTATGGTGCATAGAGGGAAATACCTCTGGAGACTCCAAAGGTAGCCAACGTAATGGAGGAGAGGTCTGCAAAAAACTACGTGCATATAAAAAGAATAAAAAGAATGTGCAAGTCTCTATCGTTGGATTTGGTCGACCAAAGTTTAAGGGTGCGGCTAAATCATCCGTCCCAGCATCACCTGCTGAGACATGCGACCGTTGTGGAAAACCTTTGTAAAAGGATGTGATCCTTATCTAGAGATAAGGGGCCGGATTTCTCCGGCCCCTTTCTTTATTACTCCGAGAATCTACTAATCCAGAGTTCTATTCCAGGCTCTGATGGGTCTCCATCATAAGCGTGAGGGCCATAGCCCCAAGAACCCCAGTTAGTGCCCTTAGCCGTCATATAGAAGGCTATTTGAGCATTTACTACTGGGTCAAATAATTGTTTCTTTGTATCGATTTGTATTCCGTTTTGTTGAAATTTATCTATCCTGTCCGAACCTAAAGTTCCAATCATGTTTATTTGAAATAGCCCATAAGAGTCATCTCCTGTAGACGGAGTATCATTATGGGAAGTAGGACGTCCTGTGGACTCCCTCATAGCTACGGCCCAAGCTATTTTTAACTTTTCCCCCTTAAAGCCAGTAAGCTTTAAAAGGTCGATTAATTCATCATTTGATAGCTTTTTAGCGTTTCTGTATTTTTCAATAGGGTCAACTTCTTCTACCGCAACTGTTACGGTAGTTCCATCAGACGGTAAGATCTGATTTGACCAGGCCCATGCTACGTCTACACTCATTACAAATAAAAGTGCTAGCAATGAGGTTAATATCTTAACTTTTGCACTATACTTCACTTCATCCCCTGGGTCTAGAGGGCCAGATTGTTACCCATAACAACTGTCACTTGCCATGAGCGAT